ATGAAAGAGATTGATTTTAACGAATGGATTGATACTAGCTTGCCTAAATTTAAACTTTTAGGTAAGCATATTGCTTTTATAATTGAGAATTTATTGCAGCAAAACAAAATTGATTATCTTTCAGTTGGTTATAGAACTAAGACTAAAGAAGGGATTCTTGAAAAGGTTGGTCGTAAAAAATATAAAAAACCTACTGAAGAACTTACTGATATTTCTGGAGTGAGGGTTATACTTTATCTTGAATCAGATATAGCTAAAGTGAGTGAGATTATAAAATCTACTTTCAATATCGATGAGAGTAATAGTATGAGCAATGAAAGTAGACTTTCATCAGATAAAATTGGATATAGGTCTGTACATTATGTATGTGACATAGGTGAAGACAGAACCCTTTTAAAAGAGTATGAGTATATTTCAGGTCTAACCTGTGAGATTCAAGTTAGGACAATGCTGCAGCATGCTTGGGCAGAATTAACACATGATAGAAATTATAAACTAGGTGCCAATTTACCACTGCAAATACAAAGAAAAATCAATCTTTTTTCAGGCATGCTTGAGATAGCAGATGAGGGATTTTCCGATATTGTAAAATCTATTGAAGAGTATAAGGATTCAATCAAAAATAATGATTTAACTCAGTTATTCACTCAAGAGATTAACTCTATAAATCTTTATAAATTTGTTCAAGAGATAACGAAAAAAATTGGATTTGAATTGGCTGAAGTAAAAGATTGGGGTGGAGAAACCACTAAAGAAATTATTGAGGAGCTAAAATATATCGGGTTGAAAGATTTTAAGTCTATTGCAGATGCCCTACCTACTAATTATGTTGAAGCATCAATGGAACATAACCCTGATAATAATATTTACGGCTTTTTGCGTGATATAATGATTGTCCATGATTTTGAAGCGTTAAGTAGAAAAGCAGATTTGAATTGGGCTATAGTTGCTGATGAAAGTGATGATTATGCAGAAGAAATGAGATTATTTTATGCTAACTTCATGCCTCAAGAGAAAGCAAACAAATTAATAAGTCTTTTCTCTGCTAACAATCAAAATAACTGAAGTATTAATTTATTTGCTTCTATGTTTGGCCATCCATTTCGGATGGCCTTTTAAATGTCATTTCTTGTTGGTTTAGTGAAAAACGTCAGCTTATGAAGTCGCGAAAATAAATTATGGAGATTATGTTCAGCAATTGGATTTAATTTCTCCATGCGGAACGACGACCCAATCGATATGGTTTTGCGTGTAGATCTTTGTTGATTTCGCATCGCTATGTGCCATTCGCCCTTGTGGATCGATACCCTGCTGATCGAAAAGATGCGCAGCCAGCGCTCTGATTTCGTGAAAGGTTGGTCTTTCGTCCATCGGTAGATGGTCGCATAAACCTAGCATGTCACGCGTAGCTGAAAACGACCGACTTAAATAATCCGGTGCAACTTGAGTAGGGTGTGAAACCTCTTTGCTGCGTTTAACCTGCCGTTCTGGGATTCTGTGAACGACAAACGGACTGGCAACATTATCTCGACTATCGTCAATTATCCGCTTCAACTCTTCCCCAATCGGGATTGCAACGTGAGATGCCTCTTTTTTTTGTACTTTCTGCCTGTGGATGTATAGCGTCCCATAAATACCGTTTTCTGGTTGTGCTAACCATAGACACCCGCAGATGCCGTCTTTAGGCTCTCTTATGGAGTAACGGATCCGTGAAACCTCCAATCGTGCGTGTGTTGTCTGCAATGCCAAATCCATCGCGGTCCGTAACCATGGTTCAGCTGCGCGCCTGATAGCTTTAAAGTTATCAAGTGAGAGGCGCTGGCGTTTCTTCTCTTCTGTCCTACGCATTTTTTTACGGGTTGCCGGGTTATCGAACATTAGCGATTCATCGACTGCATACGAGAATAGTTTTTTAAGAAAGCTGACTTTCCTGTTTTGTACGTTTGCTGATGCTTCGGCATGGTAGTGGTTTATATAGGCGTTCACATGCTCCAGTTCAATATCGCAAGCTGGCATGCTGATGAAGAATTCTTTCACCCTCAGAGCATCGTTGTTCCAATCGTCGAGTGTATTCTGTGAAGGGCGCTCATTCTCAATCGCCCGCTCCATAATATGATCTACGTGTTCAGCGAATGGTTTTGCTTCACCCGTTACCCCGCCAGATTCACGGACAAGTATTTCTACTGATGGTACATTTGCAGGCCTCATTCTGAGGTTGTATTCACGGGCTATAGCTATCGCTACAGCCCTGTCTTTACCGATATTCTTTTTTTTCCCAGTTATAAGCGTAAATTTATAAACGCCGCGATCTTTATCGAATATTAGATATTCGGGTAGATGGCGGTATTCTCTTTTTCTTGGCCTGGCTGCCATGGTTAGCCCTCACTGATAAGCTGGCGAACCGTATGATTAACCATTGAGTCGACCCCCCATTTTTCAGACTCGCAGACCCAAACAGATCCGTCTACGATTTTGCCTGTGAGAAGTCCGTTTTCAACCCAACGTTTAATGGTTCGATTATCCGGGATCGAGTCTTTGGTAAATTCGCGTTTACCCCACTGACTCGCCTTCATAAGTTTTGCCATGACAGATTCTCCATACAGCCCGGCTGCACCCGGGCTTACATATTTATAAATTATTGTTGGTGGGGCAGTAGACGTTGCCAAATTGCTGAAACGTATTTGGCCTGGTGGCGGGCATCGGCCAGTGCGTTATGTGCAACCCCATCGAATGGCATATCTCGCTTTGGATCGAAACCCACAACTCTGCCTAATGTGACGATGGTTCTGACGTCGTGATCGTTCCAAAATTGCCACGGGCAAACCTGGCTGGCGCGTTCATATGCGCCGCGCAATATAACGTTGTCGAAAGTAGCTCCATTGCCCCAAACTTTTAAATATTTTGGGTTATCAGAATGCCGATTAATGAAATGGCTCAGTTCAGATAGGGCAGATGATATCGGCATCGCATCATCAACACAGATTGCTGATCGTGCTTCTGAGCTTTGTCTTAACCACCACAGAATAGTGTCACCATCCGGCACCGCTCCCTGCTCCATAGCGCTTTCAAGATTAACAGCGGTGTAAAACTCCTGACCCAGTTCACCACTTTGCGGATCGAAGAACACGGCACCAATTGAGACGATAGGGGCATTCGGTTTTTTGCCCATGGATTCGAGGTCGATCATTAAATTGTTCACGTTAAATATTCTCCTGTTTTGGTGCTGCTTTAAGCATTGCGGCGCGGCAGGCGTTCCATCCCCTGACTTCAGCGATTGCAGCTACAGCGTCTATCGCATGCATTTTCGACGCTTCTGGCATCGGCTTTTCATCCGGCACTACTGGCGCTGGCTGCGGGGCGGCCCAGAGCTTATTGACGCCATCCGGCAGATTATTAAAATCAAACGTACTGCCCGGAATCCTGCCAGCCTGAATCCAGTCGTCTCCGTCAACCTCGATGAAAAATACTGGCTCTGCGTTCCTCGATGCCAGCACCTCATCAATCACATTTAACATATCAGCGAGAATGTAAGCTCTGTTCCCGCCGTTTGAGTACTGGGTATCATGCTGCAGGTGTTCACGTATTTGATGCAGGCGCTCGACTGATACAGGACCGTGAGCCGGGTGGTTTGTGCTTTTAGTCATTCCATGCCTCCAGCTCGTTCTGAATCTCTTCGTCGATTTCGTCATTGGTGGCGTTCTTATTGAGTGTGCGCCGGGCTTCTTTCAGATATGACTCACGGCGTTCATCGTACCAGGCTGAGAATTCAGGCGACCAACCGTACAGGTACCCGAAAAAAGCAACCCTGGCATTGTTCTCAGCCATACGCTCAACCATGCAATAAGCTGTAGTTAGTGCCGCTTCACGGATGTAACCGCGCAGGTCGCGCTTGCGCCAATACGGGCTATGTTTCGAGTCGCAGCGGCCTTTAAATTCGACGGTCCAGCGACGGATGCAACGTGCGTTCAGAGATTTACTCATTGTGCAGTTCCCTTTCTGGCTGTGTTTAATAGCTGGTTAAACATCATGGTTAAGCTGTTACTGCACCCAAACGGCATATCGTTAATACGGTATGTAGGAATACCATTGCGAATACCCGATTTAACGATCCGGCCAGTGGTATAGAGTTGCGATAACGAACCAGCGATCGAAGCTGTTTTTTTGTTTAAACCCTTAGCTATTTCAGCGCTGGTGGCGTTGGGGTGAGCCTGGAGATATTCAAATACGGTCATGGCGTTTTACCTTTACGTTCCTGTTCCAGTTGCACCAGAGACTCTTTTAATGCTGCGAACGTAGCTTCCAGTCTGGTGGCTACTTCGCGCATAAGCGGTGCATGCTTCGGTGGCAATTCAGCAACGGAGGCAAAAGCCTCCGCAACGAGTTCTTTTACCTTCATGCGGCGCATTGGCGCTGCTCCACCAGTTCGTTAAAGCGGTTCATGAACAGGCCATAGGCTTGTCCAGGACGGAGGGGGATAACCTGAACGAGATCAGAGCAAGGAATACCTTCGAGAATTTCCCACTTCGAACCGTCATCGATTTCCAGATCACGGCGCTCGGTAGCTAACATGGTTAGATCGGCATATTTCACGACGGCAGCTTGCTCAAGCTGGATACCGAATTTAAAGCGGATAAGACCATCAATATAAGTTTCCATGCGCTGGTAGTCAGGCAGCAAGGCTTTGAGCGGGGCCGGAATATCCTGGCAATATGCCTCAGCAGCGTCGTGCATCAGCGCTTCGAAGGCGAACGCTGGCGGCACAATCTGGCTTACAAGCACAGAGTGCTGGGCTACGCTGTAGAACTCTGGCAGATGCCCAGCGAATCGACAGATGTTGGAAAGAGCAGTCGCGATATCCTCAACATCGATATCGTCGATTGTGGCGGTCAGGTAGTTAAATTTTTTACCGGATAATGTCTGAATGTAGCTCATGGTTTTCTCCATATTGGCGCGCTGCACCGCGCAGATTTTGGTTGCACGAATCCCTCGCCGTGTGGCGATAATTAATGGAATTACGCTTCAATAAATCCCCGCGGCGCCGGGGATTTAATGCAGAGCAATTAGGCTTTAAAGTTACCGATGAAAGTTTCCACTGATTCACCTTCGAACTTGCTGATCAGCAAATCGCGAAATTCGTTGGCGATAGCTTCTTCCTGGGCTTCCAGTTGTACAATGCGCAGTACAAAACGAGGTTCATCACCTGTAAGCAGACTGTTGCGTAGGCTAAAGCGGCGTTCGCCTAAACCTTCATACGGCACACATTTGAACTCGAACGCTACAGGCATTACGTCTTTGCTGCTGGCTTCAATACTCTGCATAAGAGATTTTTTGCCGCTGAAATCGCTGTCTTCATGATCCTGCTGGGTTGCCTGCTGGATAGTGATACGACGAACGGCCTGAGCTGCCTGGGAAATCTGCATCGTATTGCCATCAGCATCAAACGCCAGCAGGTAATCGCTCCAGTCTTCCAGCCACTCGGCGATCTGTTTTTGTTTCAGACGCTCACCATTGATCTGGAGAAGAGCACGGAATGGTGCGGTCTGTTTTAGGGTGATAGATGCAATATTGTCCGCGTGACCGGGGTTATCAAGAGTACCAATGTTGAATACTGAACGAGCTGTCATGTGGTCAGCATCGATAAAGCAGCGTGCTTTTTCAGTGGTACTGGCATAGCCTTTCGAATAACGAACAAAATCTTCAATACTGGTAGTGGTCATGGCACCGCGGAAGCGGAAACGCTCCAGAGAAAAGCGCTCGAGGCTTTCAACGCCAGTACCCTCTGGTAGTAATGCGGTCGGGCAAGCCAGGCCATGAATATCATTCAGGTGGTAGCCAGAAAGGACCAGGTCTTTTACCTGCTTAAATGTACCGCTGTCTAACTGAGACATAGAAATTCCTTATTAACTGATGATCTAGGTGGTATCAGTGAATTTGTTGTTGCGGATCACTGAGCCGCTTTAAGCTTTCCATCCACCGCGCCGGTGATGCCGAATAGTTGCCCCTGATCCTCCTGCAGGATGGTGAGCTTCCCGCCTTTGTTGACCCACATTGGTGTTTCGGTGGTGTCTTCTTCGGAGACTTTGCCGCGTGGCGTTGGGGTGCTGTATTTCAGCTTGTGTTTGATCTTGACGCGTTTCTCTTCGACAGAGTTGCCCATGCGCTCAAAATCAAAGATGAGAGCTACTTGGCCTTTGTTACCGTTATTCAGAACGCCTAGCGCAGTGGTATTAAGCGCTCCTGCGATTTTGTTCATGAACACACCGGCATCCAGTTCGCTCAGGAAGTCGGGTACTACGGTCGTGCGGTCATTACTCATGGTTTTACCCTCGTTAAGGCGGCTGCCACCGCCGTGTTTTCTCCATACACAACAGAGAAGGGCACCTGCATTGGTCGGCGACTTGCAGAGACCGCTTTCTTTTTGCCCGGGTGGATTGGGTTATGAGCCCGTCGCCCGGTGATGCCCTTTTCTGTTGTGCCCTGAAAAAGGCTGGCGGTTACCGGACAAGTGGGAAAACACCGGGCCGCCAGAACAGGGAGTTACTTGTTATAGCTTTGGCCTGCTTTTAACCACATCAGGCGCGGTGGTAGATATCTTCGGGCGGGGTGCTAAGGGGGTGATTAGCCCTTGCCCTTAACACTCCTGCTGGTTTTGGTATTCCTGGCTTGGGTATCGCCACCAGCTATAGGAATTTGACTACGAGTTGCGGTTAATCAGACGCGTCTCTGTTACCCCTCCCGAAGACACCTGTCAGCGAATCATCCGGTTATTCATATGCCACCGGCGGCTACTTCGTGGGCGTTCTGCCTGTTCGCTGTTGATGAACAAAATCTAACTTAACTTAGCTTTCAGATCAAGAAAAAACACCAAACTATTCTTAGTCTGATGTTAAGAGGAAGGTTAGAGGTGGGTTAAAGCTCGTACTGAACGCCTTTGACAACGCCGATGATCAGGCAATTACCGTTAATCGAAATGTTTGGATAGCGTGGATTTAAGGGAACTAAGAACTTTTGAGGCCCATCGATGACAAGTTTTTTTACAGTAGCCTCGTTTGTCCCATCAAGCCTGGCTACGACTATCTTTCCATGAATTGGCTCTGCATCTGGATCTACTATGACTGTTGCCCCTTCAGGGATTGTTGGGAGGCCATTAGGGTTTGTCATCGAATCACCTTTAACCTCCAATGCAAAGGAGCTATCCCCTATCCGGAGTGATGTCTCTATCCACTTATCTACTTCGCTGAAAACTTCTGCTGCTTTACATTCTGTAAACTGTCCAGCCTGAACCCAGGATATCACCGGAATCCTTCGCATCTTGGTTATCAGATTGCCTTCAAATTCAGTGCCATAAAGTATGTAATCAATTGATGTGTTGAAATACTTCGCAAGTTTCGCAAGTGACTCGCCGCCTGGCACATTAACGTCTTTTTCCCAATACCCAACCGCCACATCACTAACACCGCAGAACTTACCCAGTTCTTTCTGCGAGGTTTTGGTTATGCGCCTGAGAGCTTTGATGCGCTGACCGACAGTTTCCATTTGAACACCATAAATAAATTAAAAGGCTAAGCAATCTTAGTTTTTATTGACCAAAGTTAGATTGGTTATTAATATCTAATCAAACTTAGCTAAGGAGGCGTTATGACAACCGATGATATTGAAAACTACTTTGGCAGTACTGAGAAGGTTGCCGAATTTTTTGGAATCACAAGCGAGGCTGTTTACCAGTGGCGTAATAGAACTGGTCGCCTTATCCCAAAAGGGCGTGCAGCTGAAGCAGCCTATCGGACCGGGGGGAAATTGGTTTTTCATCCCGACCTTTACGAAAAGCGTAGCGATGCTTCAGTAAAACTCAAACCACAGGAATAAGGGGGTAGCTGTGGGTAACGAACCTATTTGGAAAGTCGAACGTCAGCCAGCCTGGCTGGTGGCGGCGATAAAAAAAACGATCACCGATCTTCCTGGTGGTTATGCCGAGGCGGCGGAATGGTTGGGCGTGACAGAGAACGCATTGTTTAACCGCCTTCGTGTTGACGGCGACCAGATCTTCCCACTGGGCTGGGCAATGGTTTTACAACGTGCTGGTGGTTCAACTCATATCGCTGATGCCGTTGCGCGCCATTCTCAGGGCGTATTTGTACCACTGGCAGATGTTGATGATCTGGATAACGCCGACATAAATCAGCGCCTGATGGAGTCCATTGAATGGATAGGCCGTCATTCTAATTTTGTACGTAAAGCCACGGCTGATGGGTTAATTGACGCAGATGAGCGTGCTCAGATTGAGGAAAACAGCTATCAGGTTATCGCGAAGTTCCAGGAGCACGTAACGCTTCTTTATCGAGTTTTTTGTGTCGCTGAAAAGAGTGACGCCCGCGAGTGTGCAGCTCCGGGCGCCTTGGCGAACAACTCTTCGAGTATGGAGAAATAATCCGCATGAGCAGTTTAACGGCTTTTAACCGTCTACCGCAACTCAGGATGATCCCGGTTTCGGGTACTCCGTTGTTTCGGTATGAACGCAGATTATCAAACCGCTGGGTTCCGTGTAACCACAGTAGGGCGGTTTCAATTGTGGGGGTCTACAACCGGAGGGAAAAACGCTTGTGCGCGAACTTAACCGAAGGTTCAAAGACCACCGCGGAGTGCCAGTCCGTGTTATCCGCTGGGAGCCAGAAACACAGCGCGTTATCTATCTGCGTGATGGCTACCCGCACGAATGCTTCAGCCCACTTGAGCATTTCAGGCAAAAATTCAGGGAGATAACGGACGATCATGAGCACTAAATTAACCGGCTACGTATGGGATGGTTGCGCGGCGTCGGGCATGAAGTTGTCTAGTGTCGCGATCATGGCTCGCCTTGCTGATTTCAGCAGCGATGAGGGGGTGTGCTGGCCGTCCATTGAAACTATTGCTCGCCAGCTTGGCGCAGGGCCGAGCACTATCAGAACGGCAATCGCTAAGCTTGAAAAAGATGGCTGGCTCACGCGTACACAGCGCCGTAATGGTAACCGTAATGCTTCGAACGTGTACCGCCTGAATGTGACGAAACTTCAGGCTGCCGCATTTTCTCAACTGTCAGATTCTGACACGTCAAAATCTGACGCATCAAAATTTGACGCCTCAAAAACTGACCCGTCGAAATCTGGCAAAAACGGCGGTTTTGACCCGTCAGAATCTGGCGGGGATCCGTCAGTAAAATCAACACAAGATCCACAAGTAACTTCAAAACCCTCTTGTCCGGTTGCGGCGCAACCAGACCCTGAAGTTGTGATTACCGACCAGGCAATTTTTGTTCTGACCCATTTGAACCAGATCAGCGGATCCAGGTATCAGAAATCCAAAACATCCCTGGAGAACATCCGCGCCCGGCTGCGTGAGGGATACAGCGTTGCAGACCTGCAACTCGTTATCGACCTGAAGCATGAGCACTGGCACGAGAACGACGAGCAGTACCAGTACATGCGGCCGGAAACGCTGTTTGGCCCGAAAAAGTTCGAGAGCTATCTGCAAAGTGCTACCCGCTGGGATCAGAAGGGACGGCCTAAACGTGCTGAATGGGGTGCGAAAAAGCGCGATGTGATGGCTTTTGGTCCGGTTGATACAACGACCCCTGCGGGGTTCAGAGGATGACGTTAAATAAATATTGCCAGTCGCTGGCGGCACTACGTAGCCAACCAGCCCACGAATTGAAAGAAGTTGGCGATCAGTGGCGAACACCGGATCTGCTTTTTTGGGGGATCAACGCGCTATTTGGTCCATTAGTTTTGGACTTGTTTGCTGACGATGACAACGCGAAGTGCCCGGCATGGTACACCGCCGAAGATAATGCGCTGACACAGGACTGGTCTGAACGTCTTGCTGAACTGGGTGGCGCTGGTTATGGCAACCCACCATATAGCCGTTCGCAGTACCACGAGAAACAGGCGATCACCGGCATGACGCACATCATGAACTACGCAGCAACCCAGCGCGAAAAGGGTGGGCGTTATGTATTCCTGATAAAAGCTGCGCCGAGCGAAACGTGGTGGCCGGAAGATGCTGATCACATCGTATTCATCCGTGGGCGCATTGGGTTCGATCTGCCGGTGTGGTTTGTACCTGCTGACGAAAAACAGAAACCCACCAGCGCGTTTTTTGCCGGTGCTATAGCTGTCTTCGATAAGTCATGGCGTGGTGAGCGGTTCAGCTATATCAACCGCACAGAACTGGAGGCAAAAGGTGGGGCATTTATGGCGCTGGCTCAATTCGCTGTTGGTAAAGAGCAAACAATTGCAACGCTGACAGCCCAGGAACCAGTAATACCATTGGAAACTGAGTCACGAATCTGGCCTCTCGAGGTTGGCCTGGTGTTTAACCAGGTGGAAGGCGTTGACGTATTGAGCGAGGCTCAGCAGAACAAACTGAAAGCCAATATCAATCAACTCTGGCTGGAGCGGACTGCCACCAGCGAAATCATTACTGCTGCTTCTGAACTTGTTCGCAATATGCGGGGAGAGGCCGCGTGAAACTAGTCCTGCCTTTTCCTCCGAGCGTGAACACTTACTGGCGCGCCCCTAACAAGGGGCCGCTGGCCGGTCGTCACCTCATTAGCGCTGATGGTCGTAAATACCAGAGCGCTGCCTGCGTAGCGATCATTGAGCAATTACGACGTCTCCCGAAGCCATCGACTGAACTGGCAGCGGTAGAAATCACGCTGTACCCGCCGGATGCGCGCCGCCGGGATATCGATAATTACAACAAAGCCCTGTTTGACGCGCTGACACATGCGGGTGTCTGGGAAGACGACAGCCAGATTAAGCGCATGCTGGTGGAATGGGGACCCGTTGTGCCGAAAGGTCGGGTAGAGATAACGATCAGCAGATATGAACCGGCGGGTGCAGCCGCCTGATATGGAGAAAAGTATGAGCCAATTAGCAACAACAGCATTAACCATGTCCAGCAGCGATATTGCTGAGCTGGTGGAATCACGACATGACCATGTTAAACGGTCCATTGAACGCCTGGCAGAGCGCGGTGTTATTGAACTCCCCCCAATGGGGGAAGTTAAAAATCACCTCAATCAGTCGGTATCGGTTTATCTGATAGGGAAACGGGACAGTTATATCGTTGTCGCGCAGCTGTCGCCGGAGTTTACCGCGCGTCTGGTTGATCGCTGGCAGGAGCTTGAGCAGGCACAGCAGCAGACGATTCCTCAATCATTCTCTGAAGCCCTACGTCTTGCAGCTGACCTTGCAGAACAAAAACAGCAGTTGACTAACGAACTGGCTGCCGCGGCGCCGAAGGTAGCGTTTGTTGATCGGTACTGTACAGCCAGTGGGTCAATGTCATTCCGCCAGGTGGCAAAACTGCTTAAGGCCAAAGAGCCAGATCTGCGGTTATTCCTCCTTGAGAACGACATCATGTATCGCCTTGGCGGAACGATGACCCCACGGCATCAGCATATTGATGCGGGCCGTTTTGAAGTGAAAACCGGCACATCCGTAACCTCAAATCATGCATTCAGCCAGGCACGTTTCACGGCGAAAGGTGTGCGCTGGATTGGTGGACTGTGGGCAGAACACATTGCCAGGGGGCAGGTCGCGTGAGAGCTCTGCTTACCCCCGAGATCGCCCATCGTATGGGGATTGTGCTGTTCCGTCCCGGTGCGGAACTGATGCACCTCTTCATGCGTGGTCGCGTTCTGCTCGAGCCTGAACCAGAAGAAATGGCGTCATTAAGTACCGGGGCTGTTCCGGCAGCCATTCAGCCGCTGGCTGATGATCCGGTAATGCGTCAGGTCTTCGGTAATGAGAGGGTTATTCAGCGTGCCGGTGGGCTTCCTTCCCTTGAGCAATGGTTGAGTAATCGGTTTGAATGCCAGTGGCCACATTCAACGTGGCACGACAAGAACTTCACAACAATGCGGCACCCACCAGGAAGCATTCGCCTGTGCTGGCATTGCGATCACACTTTGTCGGGGCAGCATACCGAACAGCTTGCAGTTATAGCGGCCGGAAACCTGGTATCCTGGATTCTGGAAGTCATTCGGCGTGATTCTGGTTTTCCCGAGTCGCATATCCTGACGCTTCCGGAACTGTGCTGGTGGATGGTCAGAAACGACCTGGCTGATGTTATTCCGGAAAGCGTTGCGCACAAAGGGCTGCGCCTTCCGGATGAGAAGATCCGTTCTGTCATGAGGGAAAGCGACATAGTGCCTTCCTCGTCAGCAACCAGACTCGTGCAGGAGAAGGCGAAGAAGATCCTCACGCTCTCTGTTGATCCGGAGTCGCCAGAGTCTTTTATGCTCAGGCCAAAACGTCGCCGCTGGATAAATGAGACATACACCCGCTGGGTTAAAACACAATCCTGCGTATGTTGCAATAAACCAGCAGATGATCCCCACCACCTGATTGGTCACGGGCAGGGTGGAATGGGTACAAAAGCACACGACTTGTTTGTGATACCGCTGTGCAGAGCACATCACAACGAGTTGCATGCTGATCCCGTGGCATTTGAAGCTAAATACGATGACCAATTAGTGTTGGTTTTTCGGGTCATAGATCGAGCGCTGGCAATTGGCGTGCTGGCATAAATGGAGAAAGCTTAATGATTAATCCTTCTGAAGTTGGCAAGGCTGGTGAAATGGTTCGTCTTCGTACTCTGGAAAGCATCTGGATACAGGGTAAGTTGCGCATGTGGGGCCGCTGGTCTTATATCGGCGGTGGTAGTGGCGGGAATATGTTTAACCAGCTACTGGCATCAGGAAAAATCACCAAGACAGCTATCAATGATGCGCTGCGCCGTATGAAGAAATCAGGGATCACCAAACCTGAACTTGAAGCGTACCTTCGTGAAATCCTCAACAGCAAAAATAAAAGCGGCCTGGCGTTCTGTTCAGACGAAGAAGGGTTGTTAGTGGACGGTGTCATTGCTTCTGTACTGATGAATGATGACTACCGATCTCTCTATAGCGTGATTGTCGACCGCCATCGCCTACGCAAGAGCAAGCTGCAGATGGCCAATGAACTGCAGGCTAAACATCCTGACTGGCCGCTGATCACCTGTCGTCGACGCATTGACACTTGGCTAAGTCTTGCAGAATCGATCCTGTACGCTCCAGTTTGTGACGCATTCGGCACAAATAGCGACAGATTTAAGTTGCAGAGTGAGCAAGAAAGTGCTTAAATTGTGGTAGGCTCGGGACGTTAAAGCGAACTGAGCAACACAACATTAAGAGCCCGCCATTGAGCGGGTTTTTTGTTATGATTCCTCTGAAACTCAGGAGGCTTCATGACTTGGCAAAACGTACCGTACGCTTTCGAAAAAACTACTGGCGAGTTGACCTTGGTAATAGAAAAATTACCGCCAATTGAAATCAGTTCTTCCTTTCCTTTTGAAACACTCATTACTGCTCTTGCAGGCGTTATTGCCGCAGGAATAACTGGTTGGGTTGCATACAGGGCAATCAAAGAAAATTTTGCCTTAGCCACATTACAGGCTCACTTGAATACTAATAAAGAATTGGCGCAACAAATACGTTTTGCTGGCGCTGAGCATGTGACAGACGTAATTATGTTGGCCAGCACATTTGAGCAATGGCATCTGATCGGAAATAAGAATATGGATATATTGGCTAAGGGTGTTTTTCCTGAGGAAATTCAAGTTCCAATAAAGGCCGCTGAAATAAGTAAAAATAAATTACTTCTATTAATAAGGCCTGATGAGGAAGGTTGTAAGTTGATAACCCTGACGGCAGATCTTCAAAAAGCGCTAAAAGTATGTTTTACAAAAGGGTATTTTACTCCGGAAGAAAAAAAGTCATTTATTGATGCACAAAACGCCTTTATTTTTGGGTGTCATGAGTATATCAATCAAAGTTTATCTTAAAAAAACTATACCTTTCCAAGGCCGCCTTAATGCGGCCTTTTTTGTTTCCCCTCGTTCTGAGAGGACTCACAGCAATAAGAGGGGGCTTAATGTCCGATCCTGTTTCTGGCACTACGGTCGCGGCTGGTGGCTTGATGGGAGCCAGCGTATTTGGTCTTGCAACCGGTATTGATTATGGCGTGGTATTTGGCGCATTCGCTGGTGCAGTATTTTATGTAGCGACAGCGGCAAATATCACACGAGTACGATTGATTGCTTACTTCATGACATCATTCATTGTTGGCGTTCTTGCTGCTGGCCTGGTTGGTTCAAAGTTGTCACAGGCTACCGGGTATAGTGACAGGCCATTAGACGCACTTGGTGCTGTTGTAGTGGCGGCGATGACAATCAAAGTGCTCACATTTTTCAACAGTCAGGATTTGGGAAGCCTGTTCAGTATTCTTTCGCGATTCCGTGGAGGAGGGGCCAGCAATGGTAACAAGTGATCCGTCAGCGATGGTGAATGCAGGTATTTGTGCTGTCATCGTCCTTGTCCTGATGTTCTACCAGCGTGAAGGGGCAAGACATCGCCCCGCTATATCATTGCTGGCGTACTTTGTTGTGCTGGTTTATGCCAGCGTTCCATTCCGATATCTGTTTGGCCTCTACCATGAGTCACACTGGATGGTGGTCATCGTAAACCTTCTTATTTGCGCTGCCGTCTTATGGGCTCGTGGGAACGTGGCGCGTCTTGTTGATACGCTGAGGCATTAATGAACCAATCACAATTTCAACAGGCGGCTGGTGTAAGCGCCGGGTTAGCTTCGCGCTGGTTTCCGCACATTGACGCGGCAATGAAAGAGTTCGGCATTGTTAAGCCTGAAGACCAGGCAATGTTTATTGCTCAGTCAGGACATGAATCAGCGGGGTTCTCTGCGCTGGTGGAGAACTTCAACTACACCCCAGCCGCTCTGCTGACCATCTTTGGACGCCGCATTACGAACTATCAGGCATATATGCTTGGGCGTGACAAAGAAAAAGGGCAGGTAGCCAATCAGCCAGCCATTGCAAATCTGGTGTACAGCAATCGCCTCGGTAACAAAGCATCAGGCGATGGGTGGAAATATCGTGGCCGTGGCCTGATTCAGATTACCGGTCTTGATAATTACCGCCGCTGCGGAACGGGATTAAAACTGGATTTAGTCAGCAATCCTGAGTTGCTGGAAAAGGATATGAACGCAGCACGGTCAGCTGCATGGTTCTACGCCACCAGCGGATGCCTGAGTTATTCCGGCGATCTGGTTCGCATCACTCAGATCATCAATGGTGGGCAGAACGGTGTTAACGACCGTCGTGCACGCTACGCCAAAGCAAAAGCCGCACTGGTATGAGGTCGCTATGGGACTTGAAATGATTATCGGCCTGGCTGTTGCTGTACTGGCTGCAATTGCAGGTGCTTTTGGTCTGGGTAAATCACGCGGTACCAGTATCGCTGAAACAAAAGCAGACCAGCAGCGCACTGAAGAACGTGCAGCAGCTACTGAAGCGATAGCCGAACGCCGGGTAGAAACAACAAAAGGAGCCAGGGATGTACAGCAGACTGTTAATCATCTTACTGATGACGATGTTGACCGCGAGTTGCGCGAAAAATTTACCCGCAAAACCTGAAGTAACGGACACGGCCTGTGACTGGGTAAGTATCATCTACCTTACTGAGCACGATATTGCCGTGCTGGATAAACATACGAAGCGGGACATTTTGTCGCACAACAAAGCGTGGGAAACGAACTGCGGTAAACATTAATATCCGTTCCTCAACATAAAATAAATATTATTTGGTGGAACGGATGAGTTTGATTATTTATCAGGTGAACTATTAATAAACTATTGTTAATGAACACGTAGCCTGTCATTCAAACCAATAGCCTCACGTACATAATTAGATTGTCCCCAGATCTGATTTGCTAAAAATTCTTTGTTATTGAAGTTCAGATGAAGGTCTTGAGACAAAAATTCATCGGCATTTTCTTCTGCAGCCATAATAGCTATAATTAGAGCGAATATGTAACTTGTTGGGAAAATCCAGTTGCTACCAAACATTAACTTTGTTCCCTCAGTTATCTGGAGTCTTGGGTCTAACTCACCTTCATGAGCTATTGGACATCGCCCGTATAGATAGATTGCTTTCGGCACTGTCATGTCTCCAATATGTATATCCCTTAATATACCTCCATTGGTTGCTATATATGATAGTAAATCTTCATTCTCTTCAAGAAACTTGCAAATACGCACACCAACCTTTGCTCCTGGTCTTCTTTTTTTGGCTGTTTTATCAAGTGCCGGGAATAGTTGTACTAAGCAATTTTCATACTCTCTTTTATTAAAAGCATCAAATGCTGCATCTAATCTTCTTCCAACAGAACCTTGTTGCTGCATGATTAGCTCCGCAATAGGGATAAATAAAGGTTAATGAATATTATCTGATTTCTGTCTTAACTCTAACTCGAATCGCAAAAGTAATCAAAGAGAGTGTTTCAGCTGTGAGTCTGGGTAATCCGTTAACTCTTGGCGGTTTTTCCGTGCTACAGACTCACGTCTAAAAGGAAATCGTTATGAAGTTTCAGATCGCTAAGTTGTATCGCGGAGAGCGCTTCATGGGTTATGGAATTGCTGTGAATGGACAGCTTCTTGATAACCAGGTATCGACGATTATAGATACTCAGTGTAGAGAACTCCCCACAGTAACAGCGGTATTTAATCTTGATAAAAACCACGCTGAAAACCAAATCACCATTGATTTGCGTAATGGTGAACCATGCCAGCACTAATTCCTCGCGCCTGTCGCAAGAGAGGTTGTCCTGGCACGACTACGGATCGCTCTGGTTACTGTGAGCAGCACAGCAATGAAGGCTGGCAACAGCATCAACAGGGTAAGAGTCGGCATGAACGTGGTTACGGTAGCAAGTGGGACACCAAGCGCGCTCGCATTCTGAAGCGTGACAATCATCTGTGTCAGAACTGCCTGCGTACTGGTCGCGCTGTTGCGGCCACAACCGTTGACCATATCAAGGCTAAGGCACATGGGGGTACCGATGACGATTCGAACCTCGAAAGTCTGTGCTGGCCCTGCCACCGCTCGAAAACAGGGCGCGAACGCATCAAATGATAGTGATTATCATCAATAGGCGTAGAGGGGAGGGGGAGGTCAAATCCCTGTAGCCGGGAGCCCAAAGGACCGCCGCCTAGCCTTTCTTCACATCGCCGCAGGTTAGAAAACTTTTTTTGGGGTACCCCAGCCGATGATTAATAGGAGTTTTCGATTATGTCTGGACCGCCGAAAACCCCTACCCATCTGCGTTTGGTGAGGGGTAACCCATCCAAACGACCAATCAACAAAAACGAGCCGCAGCCACCTAAAGGGGTCCCCCCAGTTCCCAAGCATTTCGACAAGCAGGGGAAGTACTGGTTTAAGCGGATGGCCGAAGAACTTGATGCCATTGGCGTCATATCTCAGCTGGATGCCAGGGCTCTGGAATTGCTGGTAGAGGCATATACGGAATACCGCCATCATTGTGAAACGCTGGATCGGGAAGGTTATACCTATGCGGTATACAGCGATGATGATGCTGATGAAGGGAAAGAGCGTGAAATACGCATGATCAAGCCGCATCCGGCAGCCATGATGAAAGCTGATGCCTGGAAGCGACTTCGCGCGATGTTAGCGGAGTTTGGTATGACTCCTTCCAGCAGGTCTAAGGTCAGTAAAGACAAACCAGACGATGATGACCTGTTAAGTCAATTTCTTAATTCGAGGGACTGATGGCTAAAGTTTCTGATGGCATACGTTATGCCGAACGCGTCGTTGCCGGGGAAGTTATCGCCTGTGAATTTGTCCGTCTCGCGTGCCAGCGATTTCTTGATGATCTGAAGCACGGTGAAGAACGTGGCATCTATTTCAGCGAGCCCCGTGCACAACATATCCTCAATTTCTATAAATTCGTGCCCCATGTTAAAGGATCACTGGCAGGCCAGCCGATTGAGCTGATGGACTGGCATGTTTTCATTCTGATCAACATCTTCGGTTTTGTTATCCCCCTGGTAAATGAAGAAACAGGCGAAATTGTGCTGCGTAATGATGGCAGTGGCCGTCCTGTGATGGTTCGCAGGTTTCGCACGGCATATAACGAGGTAGCCCGTAAAAACGCCAAGTCAACATTATCCTCCGGCGTTGGTCTCTATATGGCTGGCGCCGATGGTGAGGGCGGGGCAGAGGTTTATTCCGCAGCGACAACGCGGGATCAGGCTCGCATCGTTTTTGAAGATGCGAAAAACATGGTTAAAAAAGCGAAACCCACACTGGGGCGACTGTTTGAGTTCAATAAACTGGCGATTTACCAGGAGCAGACAGCATCCAAGTTTGAGCCGCTTTCTTCTGATGCCAACAATCTGGATGGTCTCAATATCCATTGTGGCATCGTCGACGAACTTCATGCGCATAAAACCCGTGATGTCTGGGACGTTCTGGAAACTGCAACCGGCGCACGATTGCAGTCTCTCCTGTTTGGCATAACGACTGCCGGGTTTAACAAAGAAGGGATTTGTTACGAGCTGCGCGATTATGCCATTAAGGTGCTGCGTGGCTATAACAGCGAAGTGGAAGGCGCGGTTAAGGATGATACCTTTTTCGCCATTATCTTCACGCTGGATAAGGATGATGATCCGTTTGATGAAACGGTCTGGCAAAAGGCTAACCCCGGACTCGGTATCTGTAAGCGCTGGGATGACCTTCGCCGTCTGGCTAAGAAGGCCAAAGAACAGGTTTCCGCTAGGGTTAACTTTTTCACCAAACACATGAATATCTGGGTGACCGCTGAGTCAGCCTGGATGGACATGATTAAGTGGGAAAAATGTGAGTTCATAGCCCCCCGTCATGAACTGAAAACCTACCCGATGTGGGCTGGCGTGGATCTGGCCCACAAGATTGATATTTGCGCAGCAGTAAAACTCTGGCGGGCAGATAACGGTCATGCGCACGCAGACTTTAAATTCTGGTTACCCGAAGGACGACTGGAAAAATGTTCCGCTCAAATGGCGCAGATGTATCGCAAATGGGCTGAGCTTGGGAAGCTGGAACTGACCGATGGTGATGTTATCGATCATGTGCAGATTAAAGCTGATTTTCTGGAATGGATTAGTGGCGAAAACCTGAAGGAAACCGGATTTGACCCTTGGAGCGCGACGCAGTTTAGCCTGGCTCTGGCAGAAGAGGGTGTGCCGCTGGTGGAGGTTCCGCAGACGGTCAGAAACTTTTCTGAGTCAATGAAAGAGGTGGAGTCTCTGGTCTACGGCGGGCGTTTTCATCACAGTAATCATCCGGTTATGAACTGGATGATGTCTAATGTCACCGTCAAGCCTGACAAAAACGACAATATCTTTCCGAACAAATCCACACCCGAAGCAAAAATAGACGGTCCCGCTGCGCTATTTACTGCGATGAGCAGAATGCTGGTTAACGGTGGTGGTGAAGCTGATTTCCTGTCCACACTCGACCCTGACGAAGATCTTTTAATTCTATGAAAACATTAATGACTGATGCTATCGGGCTGGCAGGGTTCGGTTCGCTCGCTGCTGGCGTATATCTCCAGTTCGGTCTGGCTTCATCTCTGATGATGTCCGGTAGTTTGCTTTTGCTTTATGCACTGGTGGTCGCAATGAGGGGGAAAAATGCTGCTTGATGCCCTGTTTCGCAATGAACCACTGGAGAATCCCTCTACGCCAATTACTGGTGAATCAGCAGAAACGGACAATATTTTTGCCCGCGACGTTTTTGTCAGCCCCGAAACGGCGATGAAACTGGCGGCTGTTTACGCCTGTATTTATGTTATTTCGTCAAATATTGCGCAGATGCCGCTACACGTGATGCGTAAAACCAATAACAAGGTTGAAGCTGCGCGCGACCATCCTGTGTTCTACCTGGTGCACGATGAGCCGAACGTGTGGCAGACCAGCTATAAATGGCGCGAGTTAAAGCAACGTCATATTTTGGGCTGGGGTAATGGCTATACGTGGGTAAAACGTTCCAGACGCGGTGAGGTTTCCGGCCTGGAATGCTGTATGCCGTGGGAAACCACGCTACTCAACACCGGGGGGCGTTACACCTATGGTGTTTACAACGAAGAAGGCGCGTTTGCTATAAACCCAGACGATATGGTGCATATCAGGGCGCTGGGAAATAACCAGAAAATGGGACTCAGCCCGATCATGCAGCACGCCGAAACGATCGGTATGGGAATGAGCGGGCAGGCATACACCAGTTCTTTCTTCAGTGGCAATGCCCGACCAGCCGGCATCATTTCTGTAAAAAGCCAGTTGAATGATGAAAGTTGGGGGCGTTTAAAAAGCATGTGGCAAAAGGCAGTTGTTGCGCTGCGTAGCCAGGAGAATAAAACAATGCTTCTCCCGGCTGAACTGGATTACAAAGCGCTGACTGTTTCCCCTGTTGATGCGCAGATCATCGACATGTCTAAACTGAACCGCTCCATGATTGCCGGGATATTCAACGTTCCGGCACACATGATTAACGATCTCGAAAAAGCCACGTTCTCAAACATTACGCAGCAGGCTATTCAGTTTGTCCGCTACACGATCATGCCGTGGGTAACGAACTGGGAGCAGGAGCTTAACCGACGACTCTTTACCCGTGCTGAGCTGGCGGCGGGGTATTACGTCAGGTTTAACCTGACAGGTCTGCTACGCGGAACCCCGCAGGAGCGTGCTCAGTTCTACCACTTTGCGATCACTGATGGCTGGATGAGCCGCAACGAGGCGCGAGCCTTCGAAGATATGAACCCGGTAGACGGCCTTGATGAAATGCTGGTAAGCGTGAACGCGGCTAACCCGGCAGACGATTTTAAGGCACCAAAAACCGACGAGGAAAAAACCAATGAATGACCGTGAAACACGCTGCTATAGCGGGGAGGTTCGCGCGGAACACCGCACCGATGAGCCCACCCGCATTCTGGGTTACGGATCGGTGTTTAACAGTCGCTCGGAACCTCTCTGGGGTTTTCGTGAAATTATCAAACCCGGTGCTTTTGACGATGTGCTGAATGATGATGTTCGCGGGCTGTTTAACCATGACCCTAATTTTATCCTTGGTCGTAGCGCTGCCGGAACGTTGTCACTGTCTGTAGATGATCGCGGTCTGCGTTACGACATTACCGCGCCGGATACGCAAACCATTCGCGACCTGGTGCTGGAACCGATGCTTCGCGGTGACATTAACCAGTCGTCCTTTGCCTTTCGAGTCGCCCGTGATGGTGAGCACTGGTATGAGGACGACGAAGGGGTAGTTATTCGCGAAATATCGAAGTTTTCCCGGCTGTTTGATGTCAGTCCGGTGACCTATCCCGCATATCAGGAGGCCGATTCCGGCGTCCGATCGATGAAAGCCTGGCAGGAGGCGCGCGACAGTGGTGCGCTACATAACGCCATTAATCAACGAATGGCGCGTGAGCGCCTGCTGACTCTTCTTAACGCGTAAGGAAAAACCATGAAACTGCATGAAATGAAGCAAAAACGTAACACCATCGCCACTGATATGCGTGCTCTGCACGATAAAATTGGTGATACCACCTGGACCGAAGAGCAGCGCACTCAGTGGAACACTGCAAAATCCGAACTGGATGCGCTTGATGAGCGTATCGCTCGTGAAGAGGAATTGCGCCGCCATGATCAGTCTTTTGTTGATGAACAGGAGCCTGAACAGCGGCAACGTCAGGAAAGTCCTGAAATGCAGGCAGAAGTGCGCCGTGCTGCAGCATTCGATCGTCTCCTGCGCCATGGCTTCGGTGAGCTGACTGCTGAAGAACGTCAGGCCGTTAAAGAACTTCGTGCGCAGGGAACGACACCTGATGATAAAGGTGGTTATACGGTCCCTACCCAGATGCGAAATACCATCATTGATGCAATGAAAGCTTACGGCGGGATCGTGAGCGTTGCGCAAATCCTCAATACTTCAAACGGTCAGGATATTACCTGGTCCACTTCTGATGGTACAGCTGAGGAGGGGGAACTGCTTGCAGAAAACGCTGCAGCAACGGAGGGGGATGTGACATTCGGCACCGCAATCCTGGGGGCTAAAAAACTGTCATCCAAAATTATCCGCGTCTCCAATGAACTGCTGCAGGACAGCGGTGTAGATATTGAGGCATACCTGGCTGGACGTATTGCGCAGCGAATTGGTCGCGGTGAAGCTAAATATCTCGTGCAGGGTACCGGCGCTGGTACACCTCAGCAGCCTAAAGGGCTGGCGGCTTCAGTAACCGGGACTGTTTCTGCGGCGGCGGCCGCAACATTCACCTGGCAGGAAATGAACAGCCTGAAACACGCGATTGATCCGGCATATCGCGGTGGTCCACGTTTCCGCTGGGCGTTTAATGACGGCACTCTTCAGGTAATCGAAGAGATGGTGGATGATCAGAAGCGCCCTCTTTGGCTACCGGATGTTGTTGGTGGTACCCCGGCAACTGTTCTTGGTATTCCCTATGTAATTGATCAGGCAATTGATGCCGCGGCAGCGAATAAGAAATTTATTTACCTGGGTGATTTCAATCGCTTCATTGTTCGCCGAGTTTCCTACATGACCCTGAAGCGTCTGGTTGAGCGTTACGCGGAGTATGATCAGACCGCATTCCTGGCCTTCCACCGCTTCGACTGCGTGCTGGAAGATACGGCGGCTATCAAAGCGCTGGTGGGTAAGGCGCCGTAATCAACACTTCTGCTGTCTCCTGATGCCGCGTAAGCGGTTTTTTTATGCCCGCAGTTCGCTGCGGGCCGGGTAAAAACGATGAGCGAAATGATAGAGAAGCTAAGGGCGCAGTGTCGGATCGATGCTGACGATACAACGGAAGATGAAATGTTGTTGCTCTACTACGGCGCCGCAAGGCGTATGGCAGAGAATTACATCAATCGAAAACTGTATGAAGACAAGGTACCTGAATCAGATCCTGATGGACTCAGTATTGCTGACGATATTTTGCTGGCATTGATGCTTCTCGTTGGGCACTGGTTTGAAAACAGAGAACCAGTCAATGTCGGAAATATTGTTACCACCTTCCCATTTGGTTTTGAGTCTTTGCTTCAACCGTACCGATACATACCGCTGTAGGGAGGGATTATGCAGGCAGGGCGATTACGCCATCGCGTTACTATCCTGAACTTTACTTCTTTTCGCGATACGACAGGCCAGCCGGTTGAAGAGTGGCAGGAGGGAAAGACCATATGGGCTGAAGTGCTTGGTATCAGTGGTCGTGAGCAGTTGCAATCAGGAGCAGAAACGGCGCAGGCAACAATTCGGGTGTGGATCCGTTTCCGGCGTGATGTGACTGCTGCGTCAAGATTAAAGGTGCTCACAGGGCCATTTAAAGGCGCGGTACTGAATATCATCAGCCCCCCAATACCCGACAGTAAAGCCACCAGGCTGGAAATACTCTGTAAAAATGGAGCGGAAAAATGATTGATATCACTCTGGATTTTTCTGGCCTTGAAGAGATATCCCGCGATCTGGAATTACTGAGCCGTGCCGAAAACAACAAAGTTCTGCGTGATGCCACTCGAGCTGGTGCTGAGGTTCTGAAAGACGAGGTGATAGCAAGAGCGCCTGAACGAACCGGCAAACTGAAGAAAAACGTTGTGGTGTTGACGCAGCGATCTCGTAAACGCGGTGATATTTCATCCGGTGTTCATATTCGTGGTCGAAACATGCGAACGGGTAACAGCGATAATTCAATGAAAGCCTCCGATCGACGTAACGCCTTTTACTGGCGATTTGTTGAAATGGGCACAGTGAATATGCCCCCACATCCTTTTGTCCGTCCTGCGTTTGATACCCGTGAAGAACTGGCAACGCGAGTCGCTATGAAACGTATGAACCAGGCGATTGATGAGGTGCTGAGTAAATGACGGAAGATGACCTTTATCTTTTGCTGAAACCGCTGGCCGGAGGGCAGGTTTATCCCTACGTTGCCCCGCTTGGCAGTGATGGTCAGCCCTCGATATCGCCGCCCTGGGTGATTTTTTCGCTTATTACTGATGTGACCGCCGACGTTCTCTGCGGTCAGGCTGAATCCGGGATATCAGTCCAGGTTGATGTTTACTCACTGACTCTTAAAGAGGCGAGAAATCTTCGTGATATGGCGATTCAGGCAGTTAAACCACTCAATCCCACAAATATAAGCAAAACCCCTGGTTATGAACCAGAGAACCGGTATTACCGGGCGACGCTGGAATTTCAGGTCACTGTCTGACAAATCCATTAACTCACAGACCCGCTACGGCGGGTTTTCTATTTTCAGGAGACAAATATGTCCTCACTGTATGAAAAATCGCAGGGTACGAAAATTCAGATCACCTCTGCGCCAGCGACACTGGATACGATTGGCGCTGCAACCTGGCTGGATTTGCACTGTACTATCAAAGAGGTCCAGTTTACTGGCGGTCAGAAGCAGGACATTGATGTCACCACTCTGTGTTCAACCGAGCAGGAAAACATTAACGGCCTTGGCGCTCAGTCAGAAATCTCTATGTCCGGTAACTTTTATGTTAACCCGGCACAGGATGCGCTGCGTGATGCTTACGATAACGACACCACGTATGGTTTTCGGATTGTCTTCCCGTCTGGTATTGGCTTCCAGTTCCTGTCTGAAGTTCGTCAGCACACCTGGTCTTCAGGGACAAACAGCGTGGTGGCTGCAACGTTCTCGTTACGCCTGAAAGGTAAGCCGACGAAAATTGATAACGCGCTGCGCCTGACCACCGACCTGCCTGACACCAAATCTGTTACCTCTGGTGCGGCTTTGTCACTGACGGTCGTAGCTGCCGGGGGAACGGCACCTTATTCCTACGTCTGGAAGAAAGGCGGCAGCGCGGTTAGTGGACAGACGACAGCAACGTTCAACAAGGCAAACGCTGCTGCAGGTGATGCCGGTGATTACGTTTGTGAAGTTACCGATGCCTCCACACCTGCTGGAAAAGTCACCTCAGCAACCTGCGTCGTAACGGTAGCGTAATTCATCTTCTTTTATCAGGGATAAAAAATGGCTAAAAGTCTTAAAGAACTGGCGCTGTCCAGGGCGTCAGCATTTCGTCATATTGATGTAAACGTGCCGGAATGGGATGGCGTGAAAGTTGTTCTTCGTGAACCATCAGCAGAAGCATGGCTTCACTGGCAGGATGTAATTAAGCCGAGAGAGACGGAAGGCGAGTTATCTATCTCTGAACGGGCACACCGTAATCTACGCGCTGATGTTACGCTTTTTATCGATGTGTTGTTTGATGAGCATGGAGAATCGGTGTTCAGTAAGGAAGATTTTGCCGAGGTTGAATCGGTTTATGGTCCAGTCCACGCACGTCTTCTTCGTCAGGCCCTCAACCTGACTACTGATCAAAAGGAGGCTGAGGGAAAGTAGCTCAGCCCGGAATGCGGTTTTTGATGTCGCTAGCGCTCCGTATGGGGCGCACTCTTTCAGAGCTTCAGGGAGTGATGTCAGCCAGTGAACTTAGGCTGTGGGCTGAGTTTGATAAACATAGTCCAATAGGTGACATTCGTGGTGACATTCAGGCGGCGCAAATTGCTACCGCTGTGTTTAATGCACAGGGCTGCAAGGCCACGATGAGTGATATGTTGCTGCGATGGCAGCGTAATCATGATGAAGAAGAGGCCGATCCATTCGCAGGGCTTGAAAAAGCATTGATTGCCGCAACGCAATAATTCTTCACATAGCCCAATTACAGATATACGATTACCTCTGGAAATCATTGGAGGAATCATGGAGCCACTTTTTGTTGTATTCGGTGTTTTTGGTTGGCTAATCAATTTAATTATAGTTTTTTATTTATTACGTGTTAGCGTTAGGGCAAATGAACAGGTCGAAGCCCTTAAAGAAATAAATAAAAAGCAAGATGCTCAAATTGATTTATTGATACAGATAGCCCACCGAGAAAAATGATTATATATGAGCCTCGCTTCGGCGGGGTTTTTTATTAGGTGGATTATGGCAACTCTACGTGAACTGATAATTAAAATTTCTGCGAATTCTCAGTCCTTTCAGACAGAAATTTCTCGCGCTTCTCGAATGGGTAATGATTATTATCGCGTAATGCAAACTGGAGGTCGCCAGGCTGCAGCAGATTCACGCGAGACACAAAGAGCGCTTGCCGAAGTAACCAATCAGATTAACACCGCTAAAGCATCTGCATTGGGTATGGCTGGCGCGTTTGCAGGGGCTTTTGCTACAGGTCATCTAATTTCACTTGCTGATGAGTGGAACTCAGTGAATGCACGACTGAAACAGGCATCACAGTCATCTGATGATTTTAGCGAATCCCAGCGAGCACTGATGGAAATTAGTCAGCGTACAGGAACTGCTTTTTCAGATAATGCTAGTTTATTTGCCCGTTCCGCTGCATCAATGCGTGAATTTGGATATAGTTCAGAAGAAGTATTAAAAATAACAGAATCTATATCAACTGGATTGAAGTTATCAGGTGCCAGTACATCTGAGGCTAGTTCTGTTATTACTCAATTCAGCCAAGCGCTGGCTCAAGGAGTTTTACGCGGTGAAGAATTCAACTCTGTTAATGAAAATGGTGATCGCGTAATCCGTGCTCTGGCGGCGGGAATGGGTGTTGCCAGAAAAGATCTTAAAGCAATGGCTGATGCCGGACAATTAACCGCTGACAAGGTAGTTCCTGCGCTTGTAAGTCAATTAGGAACACTCAGGGGTGAGTATGAAGCGATGCCTCAGACTGTTTCAGCTGCGACTACAAAGGTTGAGAACGCGTTCATGGCATGGGTTGGTGGAGCGAATGAAGCCACTGGGGCAACTAGCGCCCTTGTTAGTGTGCTCGATACGGTCTCAAGCAATATTGACACTGTAGCTACTGCTGCTGGGGTACTGGCTGCTATTGGCGGTGCAAGATATCTAGGTGGAATGTTTGGTGATATAGGGAACCAAACAGCGCAATTGATTGACGCCCGTAAAAATGAAATTGCCCTTGCGGCCGCTCGTGCCGAGTCCGCAACTCAATCACAGCGTAAAGCCGCTGCTGATGCTATAGCCGCAGAACGTACTTATCAGCTTGCTAAGTCTGAGCTGGATCTTGCCAGAAATACTAACGCTGAGGCTACGGCAACACAGAACGCTATTATAAAGCGTCGCGCGATGATTGCAGCTAATGCGACGTTGGTTCAATCAAACCGTGCTGTTTCTGCATCTCAGGATGCTCTTAATAAAGCAACCTCAGCGATGAATCTGTTTAAAAGCGGAGCATCCGGGCTGCTTTCGTTAGTCGGAGGAATACCAGGTATTTTGATGCTTGGTGCGGGAGCCTGGTACACAATGTACCAGCGGCAAGAACAAGCTCGTGAATCAGCTATCCAATATGCGGACACAATCGAACAGGTCAGAGAAAATTTAAAATCGATGTCTCAAACCCAGATATCGGCAAACCTTGGGCAAGCTAATATTTCACTTGATGCTCAAGATTATTCTATCGAGCAGCTAAAACTAAAAATTGCAGAGTTATCAAACCAACTCTATAACGCCAAACAAGCGGCGCAGTCTGCCTCAGAGGGGACGTGGCTATATAATGATGCTACTGAAAAAGCTGCAACATTTGCATCAGAATTAGCAATTGAAGAGGGGCGTCTTGAGCAGATGCTAAATAAGCGTCATAAAACTCAAGACTTAATAAACGACATTACGAGTGAGGCAATAGATAAAACCGTTGAAATGGCTGGTGCTGTTGGCTCATTAACGGAAATGTATACACGGCTGAACAAAGTCACTGGACTAGTGACGATGCCAACACCTACTCCTACTTATGCAGGTCCTGTTTTGCCCACCCTTGACCAAAAACAGCAGGCCGCTATGGACAAAGTGCAGCGGCAAAATGAATTAGCTGGTTTAAAGGGGATTGAAAAAACCAAAAGACAGGCAGAATTTGAAGCGTCTGACCTTAATCTTCCTGCTGGTCAATATGAAAAATATATAAATCTATCTGTTGAAGGAGAACGAAAGCTTCAGGCTATTCGGGATAGCAATCGGCAGAGTCGTGGTAAGTCGGATGCAGAAAAAACGGCGGATACTTACGACAAACTCATTAAGCAGCAGAAAGAGCAAATCGCTCTGGCTGGTCAGAATACCGAACTGGCAAAACTGAAATACCAGGTTAGCCAGGGTGAGCTTACGTCTCTCACAGAGGCACAAAAACAAACCCTGTTGCAGAATGCCGCGTTGATTGATCAGCAGAAAATCCGCGAACAATTAGCGGCGTATGAAGCCAACCTCGCTGACTCAAACGCCAGCGCGCGAGCATCTAACCAGGCAGAACTTACCGGGTATGGACAGGGAAGCCGAATGCGTGAACGTATGCAGGAAATGCTACGCATCAGGGAGGAATTTCAGCAGAAGAACGTTGATCTGCAGCGCCAGTACCAGTCAGGTGATATTTCGGAAGACCTATACCGTCAGGAACTGGCGCTGAATAAACGTTATCTCGATGAACGGTTACGAGATCAGGAAGCTTACTACTCAGCTTCTGACGCTCAGCGCAGTGACTGGACAACGGGTATGCGTGAAGGTTTTGCGAACTGGGCAGACACTGCTTCTGATTACGCATCTCAGTCTGCTGACCTGGTGAATAACGCAATGTCAGGGCTGGTGGGTAACATTTCTGATGCACTGGCCGGTAATAAGGTTGACTGGGAAGACTGGGCTAGTTCGGTGCTTCAGTCTATGCAGAAAATTATCCTCAATGCGATGCTGGTGGATTCTTTACGGTCCGCCAGTAACAGCGGTTTTTTCAGTTCAATCGGCGGCATGTTTGGGGCGGGTGCTGGCGCTGCATCTGGCAGCACTCCTTCAGGCGCTTATAACTCTGCCGCATCTGGCATAAAGCTGAATGCAAAAGGTGGTGCATATGCCTCTGAAAGTCTGAGCGCTTACAGCAACAGCATTGTTAGCACTCCGACATATTTTGCTTTTGCAAAAGGCGCAGGGCTCATGGGGGAGGCGGGGCCAGAAGCGATTATGCCACTGACACGATCAGCTGATGGTTCTCTGGGTGTTCGCATGGTTGGTAGTCCGGGTTCCACGTCAGGTGGCGGTGATACGATTATTCATCAGCACTTCAACATATCTGGTAACGGGGATGCGGCACTGAAGCAGGCTATGCAGGAAGCAGCGCGACAGGGTGCTAATGACGGTGCGAAGCAGGCGCGTCAGGATTTGCTTCAGGACTTCTCTAATAGAGGTCAGGCAAGGCGATTGCTTGGCGTGTAAGCATTATTAATATTCATTAAGCCGAAAGGCGGGAGGCAGTATGACTTTAGAACAACGAGTTGCAGCGCTGGAAAAAGAAACTAAAAAAGAAGCGGCCAAAGAACTGACCGCGAAGATGCATCTCACGGATGACGGCATTACCATCACTCGTGAAGGAGTTAACCTTGTGCGTCTGTTAGTTTTTTAACTCTAATTGCAAGTTGAGCTATTGCGAGTTGGGTAAATTGCTGACCTTCATTTTGAGCGTAAACACGGTCTAAGTTTGCAAGTAGATCATCTGAAAAGCCGGGGATTTTATCATTCAATGTTCTTGCAAGTACTGCGTATGCGGCATTCAATACGTGAATTGAAGTCGTATCATCCGGTGTAGCCATATTTTCAGATAGTGATTCTTCAAACATGTAATTCATTTCTTTTCCTTATCAGATGTAATCAGCCATCCCTCATTATTGAGTACGCAAGTGTTCCACCACTGACGGGCTGAGTAACAACCATAACCAGGTATGTAAATCAGTAACATCCTGACAAATGATCAGTAGCGCCGCCATGCGCAGAATAATGCAGGAGAACTTATGGCTGTACTCGAATGGCCGGAAGATGTCTGTCCCGCGTCACTGACCTGGCGACCAGAAAGTAATACCAAAACCTTTCGATCTCCATTCAATGGGGCATCGCAGACAGCACGCTTCCCTGGTACCCGCTGGGTATGTTCCCTGACCTTCAATAACCTGACGGACGAAAAATCCAGACGTATTGATGCTCTGGTGGCTTCGCTTGATGGTGAGTATGGCAGGGTAAAAGTTAGCGACTGGGGGAGAAGTGGCAGAGCGCCAGCGGGCGTGCCTGTTGTTGATGGAGTTAATCAGACAGGTACTCAGCTTCAGAGTAAGGGCTGGACGCCGGGAACAGTGGTGCTCAGACAGGGCGATTATTTTACTGTTAATGACGAACTGAAGATGGTTACAGCCGACGTGACGAGCGCGGCGAACGGTACCGCAATGATTGCCTTTGCGCCGATGTTACGTAGCTCACCACCTGCTAATGCTGCTATTGAAGTTGCGAAACCCTACGGCATTTTCAAACTGAAGGATAACCAGCAGGGCGCCGGTAACCGTGTGCCGGGTGTTTTTACCAGTTATACCCTGGAGTTTGAGGAGGCATTTTAATGCTGTATTCCCCCTTTTCGGATTCGATGGTGGACTGGTTATCCCGCGACAGGGTGACGGTCGCGATCGCCGCCAATATTCAGTTTGAGTCCGGCACCGTCTATGTGCATTCCGGTACCGGAACACTGGTTCTTGGTGGTCATGTCTATTACGGCATGGGGCGCATGGGGTCTGTTGATGATGCCAGTGAGACCAGCACGACCAGCCCGACGCAGGTCAAAATGACCCTTTCAGGTCTGGATATGGCCCTCTTTGCCACTACGCTGAATGAGCGATGCGTGGGCAGAAATGCCGAAATCTATCTGGTGGCCATGGATGATAACGGTGTTGTCCAGGTTGCCGATCTCCTGTTTAAAGGGCGGGTATCCAGTACGGGAGCGACCGCTGGCGGGACGAACGCCCTGCAGTACACCATCAGTAATATTTTTGAAGACTGGCAGCGTCCTTTCCCCGATCGCTATACCGATGAATCGCAGCAGGCTGCTTATCCCGGCGACCGCATATTCCGGTATGTGGCGCAGATGTCTGAACGTTCGATTTACTGGGGCAGTAAAAAAGATGCACCAGGATTTACCTATAAGTGAGGAAGCATGAAGCATCCGGACTGGCATAACAGATTAATTACCGTAATAAGGGCCGCTGAAAAGCGGCCTTTTTTATGGGGCAGTCATGACTGCTGCCTGTTCGCGGCGGACTGTGCTCAGGCCATGTGCGGCGAGGATTTTGCGACAGGCTGGCGCGGAACCTACGACAGTGAGCATGGGGCGAAAAAGGCGATATTGCGAGGAGGCGGTTCGCTTGAAAAGGTGCTGTCACGGTATCTCGATGAAGTGCCGGTGAATCTGGCGCAGCGCGGGGATATTGCCGTTGTTGAAAATGCCGGGGCGCGGTGTGCCGGGGTGGTGTATTCCGGCGTTGTGTGGGTGCCTGGCGAAACTGGTCTTGTCAGTCTGCGGGTTAAACCGTTGAGTGTCTGGAGGGTACGTTAATGCCTGCTGCTGTTCCTATAGTTGCCACCATTGCCGCAGGTGTGGCAGCGGCAAATGAAATGTATGCCATTGCGATGGTTATCACCGTCGCCGCTCAAATTGCCACCCAGGCGCTGACCAAGACCCCGTCGCTGAATTCCTACCGTGATACGTCTGAACGCAAACAGGTTCTGCGTGCAGCGGCCAGCGCCAAAACCGTTGTTTATGGTCGCTCAACGTCGGCGGGCACTTTGTTCTTTTCCGAAGAGCAGGCTGGCGAACAGGATGATGGCGAAATGCTGCATCTGGCTATTGCCCTGGCGGGACACCCGTTATCCGGCGTTCAGACTGTCTGGCTGGGTGATGAGCCGATCAGTAGCTATCCTGAGCATGCCTTTTTCGAGCTGCACACCAACCGCCAGACGGCTGACCCTTACATGCTGGAAAACTGCCCGTCATGGAAAGAAGACATGATCGGGAAAGGGATCACCTGGCTGCGCGTATCCCTGAAGTTCAACGCTGAAAAATTCCCGGCAGGTATCCCTAACATCAAGGTAGAAAAACAGGGGCGTGCCGTTTATGACCCGCGTACCGGGTTGACGGGTTACAGCAACAATGCGGCGCTGGTTATCCTGGACTATTACCGCAATTACCTGAAAGTGCCCGACACCGATATTCTCTGGGACCAGTTTAAGGACGCGGCGAATATCTGTGATGAGGATGTGATTACTGGCGGTAATACCATTGAGAAGCGCTATACCATCAACGGTGAGTTCGATCTCAGTGAAAACAAGGTCAGTATTCTGGAAGGAATGCTGGCAGCATGCGCCGGGGATGTAACGTATACAGCGGGCAAACATGGCCTTCTGGTCGGGGCTTATTATGGTCCTGCGACAGAGGTGATCACTGAGAGCCAACTGGCCGGTGATATCGAAATCATGCCGGAAGTCTCTCAGGCGGAACGTGTTAACACTATCAAGGGGACATTTGTCGATCCGCAGCAGGGCTATACCGAAGCGGATTTCCCTTCTGTATCTGTCAGTGAATGGGTGACGGAAGACGGCGTGGAAATATCTCAGGATATGAAGCTGCGATTTGTGACCTCTGAATTTCAGGCCCAGCGTCTGGCAGACGTGAAGTTAAAACGCACCCGCATCGCCAGAACCATGAACGTTACGTTAAACCTGAGCGGGTACCGTTACCGCCCGGGAATGTATGTGAAGGTTAATTTCCCGTCTATCGGTATCGTGAATGTTGAGATGCGGGTAACTGACTGGAAGTTCGGCGTTCAGAATGGCGTACAACTGACGCTGAAGCAGGAAACCGCAGATGTCTGGGGCGACGCTGTTGGTAAACCGATTGAGCGGCCGCCGTTCACCCAGTTGCCATCAGGCGGAGTGGCGCAGCCGCAGAATCTGAAATACACCGTGGAAGAAATTGGCCAGGTCGTGCAGGGCATTCTGTCCTGGCAAAACATCGGTCAGGTGGTCTACAACAAAGTGGTCATTCGCCGCAATGGTCAGATGGTGATGTCAGTCCAGGTTCCGGGGACGTTCACGCGTCTTACCGGGTTACCGAAAAATACCTACACAGCCCACGTTATTGCCGTAAACCAGATGGGGGCAGAATCGCCAGAAGGGTATCTGGAATTCAGCATTGAAGCCCCGCCAGCACCTTCCCATGTTGATATTGAGCAGGGATTCTTTGCCGTCACGCTGATCCCGCGTCTGGCGGCGATCACTAATGTTTCCACGCAGTTTGATTTCTGGACGTCAGGTGAAACGAAACTACCTGATACCTCAACAGCGACCGTGGAAGGGAATGCCAGCCGGGAGGGGATGGGAACAACCTGGACAAGCAATCAGCTACAGGTTGGACATACCTATTACTGGTACATCAGAACGGTTAACGCCTTTGGTGCATCCGGTTTTATCGAAGTTCCGGCGTTGTGCTCTATGGACACGGGCGGGCTGATTGACATCATAGATGATCAGATTCAGAACTCTGATGCGTTCCAGAATATTAAGTCCGGTGTTGATACGAATCTGGAAGGCATTATGGAAAATGCGCTGGCAAACCACGGAACCGTTGAACATCAGTGGGTGCAGTACGGTGAGGTTCGCGCGGACATATTGATTGTGAAAACAACAGTCGCAACCGCAGAGCAGGGGCTTGCTGATTTATCCACCTATGTACAGGCTCAAATAGGACCGGAAGGAAGCCTGACTTCTGCGGTCAACCAGAAAATGACGGCTGAAGTAAAAAGTGACGGAACAGCCAAAGCCTCTTACACCCTGAATATGGGCATTGTGCGAGACGGTGTTAAATACAATACCGGATTTGGCATGTCTATTGAGCCATCAGGAAACAGCTATAAATCCACAGTTGTATTTGCCGCCGATCAGTTCGGTATTTACTCCGGTAACAATCCAGGTAACTGGCAGGCTGCATTTTTTGTCGATAACGGGCAGGTATTTATTCGCAGCGCATTAATTCAGGAAGCATCCATCGATTTTGCGAAAATTACCGACTCACTTCAGTCTGCGAACTTCGTCCCCGGTGGTAGTGGGCGTGGATGGAATTTACCGAAATCTGGTAGCCCAGAATTCCATGGAAAACTCTATGCCGACAGTGGTGAGTTTGCATTTAACGGAGTGAATAACGTTACTCGCATTGACGGAAACGGGATCACTGTAAATCTCTCGGGAGGTGGTCGCGTTGTTGTTGGACGCTGGACATAAGGTGAACTATGCCTGAAGGAATTCTGATCGACTACAATGATGGACGCCCGGCAATGGCAATTACTGCAGGGCTGCGTGCCCCAAGTTTTTGCACATCCTTCTCGGGCTGGTCATCCCAGTCAATGCAGTACCCGGTCAATACGCCACTTGTTCCCGGCTCACTGGCTATCGTGGTACCCACCAATCCCATTTACATCTATTCCTTCGCTGAATTTGATGTGGCCATTATGATCAGCGTCACCCGAAACGGTGATTCAGGAGTGATTATCGGTGCTGAGACAATCGGCGGAAAAAGCCTTATCCCTGACTGGTCAGGCTACGTCATGGAGCTACTGCCCGCGACGACTTATAACGAAGGGCTGTTTATTTCAAACTCGACTGACTTCACTGCGATATCCAACCAGGCCGCGCTGATGACCTGCGCTTTTTCCGGGCGCATTACGGTTAGTGGCAGTGCGCCGCTTCCGGTGAGCGGTATTCCTTTTGGGAAATGGGATAACCCGAATGTGTCGGTGGGGTTTGACGGCGGCAACATCATCGTGCGCGATATTTCCTACACAGGGCGTGATGACTTAGAAGGCACAGCGACGATTGACCTGGTGATATTCAACCAGACGGCTCCTGTCGGTGGCGACGGTATCACAATGACCAACGCCGCAGGCCAGGTCACGTTCTCCACGCTGAAACGCCCGTTTGTCTATGACCGCCAAATTCAGATTACTGACGCCTTTCAGGATATTGGCGGTGGATTCTGCCAGATAGTCTATACCGGCGTTCAGGTACGAATGATTGGTGGATGGGGAAATATCAGAACCAAAGGCGTGGTCATGTCAGGCGGTAGCGTCAGGTCAGCCTACAACAAAGTA